GAATTTTTAGGAAATTTACAAATGTCTAATAGCATTCTTACCATCGACATGATCACACGGAAAGCTCTTGAAATCCTCGAGAACAACCTGGTGCTCACCCGTAACGTCAATCGCCAGTACGACGACAGCTTTGCTGTTGAAGGCGCTAAGATTGGCTCCACACTGCGTATCCGCCTGCCTGACCGCGCTCTGGTTACTGACGGCGCCGCCCTGCAAGTTCAGGACGACAACGAGCAGTTCACCACTCTGGCCGTTTCTACCCAAAAGCATATCGGCGTCAACTTCACATCTGCTGAATTGACCATGCAATTGGACGACTTCGCAGAGCGTGTTCTGAAGCCGCGTATTAGCCAGTTAGCCTCCAGCATTGATGCTGACGTTGCCAATGCTTACAAAACCATTGGTAACACCGTCGGTACACCAGGCACGACTCCTTCGACTTCTTTGGTGCTGCTCCAAGCCCAACAGAAGCTGAACGAAAACGCTGCTGTAATGTCACCACGTTACGCTACTGTGAACCCAGCGGCCAACGCCGGTCTGGTTGAAGGTATGAAAGGTCTGTTCAATCCGACCGACACTATCTCCAAGCAGTTCCGCAACGGCATGATGGGCACTGGCGTGCTGGGTTTTGACGAGATCAACATGTCTCAGTCGATCAAGCAGCACACCACTGGTTCGCGTAGCGCCACTGCATCCACACTGGTCAAGACCCCAGGCGTTACTGCCGAAGGCGCTTCTACCATTCTGCTGGAACAAGGCTCTGTGACCACCACCATCAAAGCTGGTGACGTGTTTACAGTCAGCGCTTGCAATGCTGTCAACCCACAAACCCGTGAGTCCACTGGTTCTCTGTTCCAGTTCGTTGCTCTGGCTGACGCCACCGCTTCGTCCGGCACTTGGACTGTGACTGTTGCCCCGATGTACTCGGCCAACCACGCTCTGGCTACTGTGGATGTGCTGCCTGCAACTGGCGCAACTGTGACCTTCGTGGGCACTGCTTCTACTCAGTACGCTCAGAACTTGGTCTACCACAAGGATGCCATCACGTTTGCCACTGCTGACCTGTTGCTGCCACAAGGCGTTGACATGGCTGCTCGTGCCGTTCACAACGGTATCAGCTTGCGCGTTGTTCGTCAGTACGACATCAACAACGACCGTATGCCTTGCCGTATTGACGTTCTGTACGGCTTCAGCACCATCCGTCCACAAATGGCCTGCCGCATCTGGGGCTAAACCTAATGCCCCTTCGGGGGCGTTTTTTAAATCTTTTTGAAGGAAATTATCATGGCTCTTCCTAATGGCGCAAGCGGTTACCAAGTTGGTGACGGCAATCTTGGCGAAATCAGCTTTTCTAACACTAGCGCACCCGTTGCATTGACCGGCGCAGCAGTCACTATCACTGCGGACAATTTGGCCGCTGGTGTGTGTACTATGGACTCGGGCGGCACAGATGCTGGCGCTTATGTGTTTCCAACAGGCGCATTGCTTGATGCTGCGTTCTCTAGCCTTAAAGTTGGCTCGACATTTGATTGCTCGTTCATCAACATTGGTGACAATGCGGCAAATGACGTAGTTTTCACCGCTGGCACGGGCAACACCCTTGTTGGTAACGACACGATCCAAGATTCGCTGACTAAAACCAGCAACACATCTGGCACGTTCCGTTTCCGCAAAACAGGTGACGCAGCGTATTCAATCTATCGCGTTGCCTAAATCTGATGGGGCTTCGGCCCCGTCTTCCTAAAGGAAAACATCATGCCAAATACTATTGCTGTAGGCGTCGCGTTTGAAGACGCACAACTGGACGGCGCAATCATGGGCAAAGCTGGCGGAACTGCTGGTTTTTACGGTGCAACCCCTGTAGTTCAAGGCGCTGCCTTGACTACTCAGTTGACCTCAATTACCAGCACTGCACCAGGTACGGCTGATTTTGCAATTCAAGACCTAACTCAGAGCACCCCTTTTGGCTTTGTAACCAAAGACGAAGGTAACACTGTTTTGGCTGTGATTGCCAACTTGCAAGCCCGTCTTGCTCAAGTTGAAGCACGCCTTGAAACTGTCGGTTTGATTGCATCTAACTAAAAAGCGGGGGCTTCGGCCCCCGTTTTCTTATGAACATTTATCTCCAACACCCCGTTCACGGTCGTAAAGTTGCCACGATGGAACTTGAAGCCGTTTACGATGAAACACACGGCTGGACGCGCTACAATCCAGAAGCACCCACATCAGAACCTGAAGTAGTGGTGAACGCGCTAGAAGTTAAGCGCAAATACACACGTAAGGCTGTAGCCGAAGGAGTCTGAGATGGCCGTTTACACTGCTGGCGATCAAATCAATCGGGCACTTCGTTTGCTTGGCGTGTTGGCCGAAGGTGAAACGACTTCTGCATCCGTGTCGCAAGACAGTTTGATGGCGATGAATCAGATGATTGACTCATGGAACACTGAGCGTTTGTCTGTCTTTTGCACACAAGATCAAGTTTTTACTTGGCCTGCTGGCGAGTACATTCGCACGCTTGGCCCTACTGGCAATTTTATCGGCCTGCGCCCCGTGTTGTTAGACGAGGCAACATACTTTCGTGACCCTGGCACCAACGTGTCGTTTGGCATCAAGTTCATCAACCAGCAGCAATACAACGGCATTGCGGTCAAGACCGTAACCAGCACCTACCCCCAAGTGATCTTTGTGAACATGGGGTTTCCTAACGTCACGATGTCCATCTACCCGCGCCCCACGCGAGACTTGGAGTGGCATTTTGTTTCGGTGCAAGAACTGAGCAACCCCGCCACCTTGGGGACTGACTTGTTTTTCCCGCCAGGTTACTTGCGGGCGTTTACCTACAATCTGGCGATGGAGATAGCGCCTGAGTTTGGTGTGGAGCCAAGCCCCCAAGTTCAGCGCATTGCCATGACTAGCAAGCGCAACTTGAAACGCATCAACAACCCAGATGACGTGATGTCTATGCCTTACGCCATTGTCGCTACTCGTCAACGCTTTAACATTTACGCAGGGAATTACTAACATGGCAACCATTGCAATCTCAGCCCTTCCTGTAGCTACGGCTGCGGCTATATCAGACGTTTTGCCAATCGTGCAAGGGGGCACAACAAAACAAGTCACTAACGCGCTTCTGTTCACCAATGCAACACTGGTGGCCCCCGCGCTTGGGACGCCAGCAAGCGGCGTTTTGACCAACTGCACGGGCTTGCCGGTCGCGACTGGCATAAGCGGTTTTGGAACGGGCATTGCCACATTTTTGGCAACACCAACCAGCGCCAATTTAGACGCTGCGGTCACTGATGACACTGGTACTGGGACGCTGGTTTTTTCTAACACGCCAACTTTAATTACCCCAGTTATCGGCGCAGCCACAGGAACAAGCCTTACAGCCACAGGAGCAATCGTATCAACTGGCACGGCTGGCGTAGGTTATGCAACTGGTGCAGGCGGCGTTGTCACCCAAGGCACAAACCGCACCACAGGCGTGACGCTCGACAAGACAACAGGCGCAATCACGCTATTTAGCGCAGCAGGTTCCGCTACTGCCGCAACTTTTACTGTAACCAACAGCACCGTAGCGGCAACGGATGTAATCATCCTAAATCAGAAGTCAGGAACAGACCTGTACGACCTAATGGTCACTGCGGTGGCAGCGGGTAGCTTTAACATCACATTCCGCACCACAGGCGGCACGACTACAGAAACACCAATATTTAACTTTGCAGTAATTAAAGCAGTTGCGGCTTAATGAAAACACCGATTCTTGGATCAGCCTATGTAGCCCGCAGTATCAACGCTGCGGATAACCGCATGGTTAATCTGTTCCCAGAAGTCATTCCAGAAGGCGGCAAAGAAGCGGCGTTTCTTAACCGCGCCCCAGGACTAAACTTTCTTCAGACTGTAGGCACCGGCCCGATCCGCGCCTTGTGGGCGCATCAGACTAACGGCAGCGATTTTTTTGTTGTCTCTGGCAATGAGTTTTATAAGCTGACCGGCTTGAACGCAACACCCACATTGTTGGGCAACGTGACTGGTACTGGCCCCGTGTCTATTGCCGACAACGGCACGCAAATATTTTTAGCCTGCAATCCAGACGGGTTTATCTACAACGAAGTTACCAACGTGTTTGCGCCGATTACCGACCCTGACTTTGCCGGTGCGGTGACAGTGGCGTACCTTGACGGCTACTTTGTCTTTAACCAGCCCAACAGCCAGTTCATTTGGGTGTCGCAACTGCTGGATGGTACATCCGTTGACCCGCTGGACTTTGCAAGCGCTGAAGGCTCTCCAGACGGCGTGGTAGGCCTTATTGCCGACCACCGCGAACTGTGGGTGTTTGGCACTGATTCGGTCGAGGTTTGGTACAACTCTGGTGCGGCTGACTTTCCTTTGACCCGCATTCAAGGCGCGTTTAACGAAATTGGTTGCGTGTCGGCCTACACCATTGCCAAAATGGACAACGGCCTGTTTTGGCTGGGCACAGACGCCCGTGGCCAAGGCATTGTTTACCGCGCCAATGGTTACACTGGTGTTCGCATTTCAACCCATGCAATAGAGTACGCCATAGCCCAATACGGCAATATCTCGGACGCTATTGCTTACACCTACCAGCAAGAAGGCCACGCTTTTTACGTGCTGACCTTCCCTAGCGGCAACGCCACTTGGGTGTATGACGTAGCCACGCAAGCATGGCATGAACGTGCTGGCCTTGACAATGGCGAATTTATGCGGCACCGCAGCAATTGCCAGTGCAACTTTGGTGGCAACATTATTGTTGGCGACTTTGAGAACGGCAACATCTACACGTTTGATTTGGATGTGTACGCTGACAACGGCGACATCCAAAAGTGGTTGCGGTCATGGCGGGCGCTGCCCACCGGCCAGAACAACCTCAAGCGCACCGCGCAGCACAGCTTGCAATTAGACTGCGAAACTGGCGTTGGCTTAAATTTGTACCCTGCCTATGACAGTGAAAATATTGACACCGAGTCAGGGCTAGACCTTGTAGCCGAATACGTGCAGACGTTTTTGGCTACTCAATCAGGCGACACCCTGACCACCGAGGCAGGCGATGGTTTTGAGCCGCTTGGGCAGTACGAGCTGTCAGATGAAGACATTAGCGGCTACAACTTGGTAACCAACTCTTATCTTGCCGCGCCAGGCTACAACCCTCAAGTCATGTTGCGCTGGTCGGATGACGGCGGTCACACATATTCAAACGAACACTGGGCATCAATTGGCAAAATTGGCGCGTATGGGCACAGGACTTTCTGGCGTAGGCTGGGCATGACCCTAAAGCTGCGCGATAGGGTCTATGAACTTTCTGGCACTGATCCGGTAAAAATTGCCATCGTGGGCGCGGAATTGATACTTAGCCCAACGAATGCCTAATCTTAATACCCAGATCACACCGCCTCGCGTGCCGCTTACTGACGAGCGCACGGGGGCAGTTTCGCGTGAGTGGTATAGGTGGTTTTACAACATTTACAACATTACGGGCGCTGGCCTTGGCATCACACCAGTTGTCAACGGCGGCACGGGGCTAGGAACTATCCCCACCAACGGCCAACTGCTGATCGGCAATGGCACAGGGTATACCCTTAACACACTTGGTTTTGGCGCTGGCATCTCAGTTACTAACGGAGTTGGGACAATCACCCTTGCCAACACGGGCGTGCTGTCGTTTGCAGGCGGCACTACTGGCCTGACCCCCGCAGCGGCCACCACGGGCGCTGTGACGCTTGCAGGCACCTTGATTGCAATCAATGGCGGCACAGGGTTTGGCTCCTATGCTATTGGCGATCTGTTGTACGCTGGCACAACAACGACTTTGGCAAAACTGCCTGATGTTGCTACTGGCAACGCGCTTATCTCGGGCGGCGTGGGCGTTGCGCCAGCGTGGGGCAAGATTGGCCTGACAACCCATGTCAGCGGCATACTGACTGTGCCCAATGGCGGCTCGGGGGCGGCTACGTTGACGGGCTACGTCAAGGGCAATGGCGCGGCGGCTTTTACGGCGGCGGCTACAATTCCCAATACCGACATTACTGGTTTGGGCACCATGTCGGTTAAGAACACGGGCGCAACCGGATCATTCACCACCGTCGATCTAAAGACAGTCACTGTCACTGACGGCATCATTACGAGCATTGTGTGATGCAATTAGCTTGCAATCAAGAATTTAATCTTGCGGAAGTTACGCCGGACAAGGTGTTGGCGTTGCAAGATGAATTGCTTAAAATGCCGCAAGCCGACATTGTTACAGAGCATACGTTTTTGCCCAAGGTTTACGAGCGCAAGATTACGATCCCGCCTTGGGTCGTGTTGACGGGCGCGGAACACAAAACGCCCTATCGCGTTCGGCTAGAAAAGGGCACAATTGCGGTAAATACAGAAGATGGCGTAAAAGTGCTCACCGGCCCCTGCGAATTTGACGCTGCTGCCGGTATGCAACGGGCGGGGCGGGTGTTTGAAGACGAAGTGGTGTGGGTTGATGTTTACGACAATCCAGACGACTGCACCGACATTGCTGTGTTAGAAGACCGTTTGTATGTGGTGCCTGAGTGCGGGCTTGGCGATAGCAGGACAGAAGCACAGAAAGCAAAAATTGATTACGGCGCTTTTTTGCATCAGCTTGGCATGACACAATCGGAATTAGACGCTATTGTTCACATTGATTCAGATTTAATGGATATGCCAGAAGGCGTTGCAGTAGAACTGCGCGATTCGCCAATTCACGGTAAAGGTTTATTTGCGACTTGTGATTTTGATGCGGGCGACATTGTGTGCCCAGGTCGGCTTGATGGCAAACGCACACCAGGCGGTCGATTTATTAACCACTCGTTAAATTGCAATGTTAAGCCCATAAAAATAGGCGATGACATCTATGCGTTAGCTGTGCGTAAAATACATGCAGGTGATGAATTACTGGTAGATTACAGAGCATCAATGAGAGTCAATTTTGGACTCGCGTTACAAGGGGAAATAATATGTCTTCC